ATTCTAAAATAGTAAGGTTTGTTAGCTCCATCACAAATTACTAGAAGTCCATAATCATATGTAGGTCCTTCAAACAATGAAAAGCTAATTTTACCTTGACCTGTTCTAGTAAGTGTACTACGACCTGTAAAGGCTGTGTAGTTATCTCCACTAGCATCTACAGAACTTCTACTTATGTTTAACCAACTTGTACCGTCTTGACTAAAAAATATTCCTGTACTTGCACAAGCTACAACACCATCTCCATAAGGTACTACCCCATGAATAGTATCAGCACTACCACTTACTAGTGCAGCACTACCAGCTCCTAATCTACTATAACCATTAATACGTCTATAGCCACCTTCGATAGAGACTTCAAAGTTTCTAAGGTCTGTAGCTACACCGGGAGTTTTAAGTAAGTCAATCTGATTAGAAGCTTTGACTAAACCACCGGCACATGCAACTGTATAAGGTTGTGATGTTGCCATAAATTAAAAGTACTTTCTATCGTCTGTCATAGTACGAGGAGTAGGATTAATCAAATTAGATTTCATGCTCCTCAATGCTTTTTTGTAATCGTCCATAGCAAAGGCTGCTTGTTGTGGAGATTCTTTAAACTGCCATACATAGTATCTTGTTTTAGCAGTTATGACATTCGTATATTGTTCGGGGAATACAACTGTATCGCCATGAGCTGATAAAGCTGTAGGTTTTTCAAATGCATAAAAATGTACATTATACACTTTATCAGGGATTGGACTTAAGCCAAACTTCCTGCCATCTGGTGATTTAATAACCCTACAAGGCTCACCATATGATTGTGACCCTGCATCATCTGCATTTTCACTGTCTCTATAATATCTTTTCCAATCAGCTAAGTTTAAAAACTGTAATCCTCTTGAGACAAAAGGAGCTGATTCACCACTCACATTAATGGTGGTTAAATAAAAATCATCCCAATCTATCGAAGCGTAATCATCTTTAACACTTGAACTACTTGATTTTAACTCGTACCATCGAGTACCAGCTACTGTAGCCACTGTCACGTTTCCATAAAAGGGGTCAGTTTCACCACTTTGACCTACTGTAAAAAATGGTAACTGTGGTTCTTCATTTGCTATATCAAATATAGACTTGTTGATAGCATCCTTTGTAAACTGCTGAAGTCCTACAGCACTTGAAAAGTTTGCAGATGTAAGAGGTAGCTCATTGAGTTCTCTCAGTACTTCGTTAGTTAAACCTAGATATGTTGTTGCCATTATTTACCTTTAGCTTTTAGTTTTGCTTTTTTACTTAAATCTTTAAAGTGATATAGTTTTACACTTGTTTTTGTATGATTTATATTAGTATGTAAATCTCCGTTAGGCATTTTATGAGTATTGCCTTTCCATTTAGTTCCGTCTCTTTTGTAATGAGGTACACCTTTCATACTAATTAATCTTTGCTTTTTAAGCTTTCGTTGTAATCAGTTTTAGTCATGCATTGTTTTTCCATATCTTGAATACTAGCATAACCACCTTTACCATACATCATGCGACCCATATTAGCTTTTTTTCTTTCAGGGTCTGTAGAACCATAGGCTCGTTGTTTTCTTTTCATTCCATACATTTTCATAATAATTCCTATAAAAAGTGGAGGAGTCCGGAAACTCCCCCGTTAGACTGTTTCGTCAATACCTTAAAACTGTATATTAACCCGCTTGAGTTGTTGTAATACCGTCTTGGACTTTACATTGTCCATCAAGATACCAGTTAGTGCCATCAGACCATACATGAATAAAATCTCCATGTACTGCCTTGTTAGCTACAAATGAGACTGTATCTGCATCTGTAACAGTTGCTACACTTCCTGCTGCATCTTCCGGAGAAGATACGTTACCCACAATGATATTAGCACTAGATGCGGTAACTACTGTATGTGTACCAGTAGGTTCTGTTGCTCCAATGTAAAACCAGTACTCTAATCCTGCTGCTGGAGTAGGTAGAGTTTGAATTTTAGCTGCTGCTACATTTAAAACATAACGAGTGCCTGATTCTGCTGCGGTAATTGTATTTGCTGCGGTAATTGCTTCAGTGTCTGAAGGTTTTTGGACCTTAGTCGCTAACTCACGAACATCATTTGTTCTTGCTGAGTTTCGACCAGTGTCTCTTATATTTACTATTGCCATATTATTTACCTCTTGTAAAATTTATGCGTTAAAAAAAGAGGAGGAGTCCGAAGACTCCCCCAAGTTGACATTAGTCAATTCCGTAGAAAGCACCTACTAATGCTTCATCTCTAAGTACTTTTGCACCATAGACATGAAGACCTCTAACGATATCACCGAAAGAACTAGGGTCTCTAAGGACCTCAGTTGATGTTATCGATTGAGCAGTAGCTGTAGATGAAATATGTCCAGCCAAACATTTACCAGCAGCATTAGATGTGCTTGCAATGTTGTTTGATTTGTACATGCTAAATCCACGTAGTTTTCCACTTGATACTAAACCATTTCTGATTGAGCCTTGTCCACCATTGTAGTCTACTGACAACAATTTAGAACTAGATTGTCCTAGAACTTCATAGAAATCAGGACTTGCAACAAACCAACGACCTTCTTCAGGTACGTTCTGTTCGTCTAATAGTCTTGACATTCTACCCATAAGGTCTAGAGGGTCATGTTCGTTAGAATCAAAACCTATGTCTAGATTACCTGTACCGTCAAAAGTTCCAGCAGCTAAATCAGTAGCGTTGTCAGAACCTAAAACGTGGTTAGGTGATGAAGCAGACAATCCTGCAAACATAACAGCTAAGACAGCAGCATCATATGAATCTTTTAATGCATATGCAGCAGAGCTTGAAGCTACTTCTTTAAAGTTGACGTGTGACATTTTAGTCTCAATATCATCTACGATGAATTTGAAAGCTTTGGCACTATCAACAACTAAAGAAATTTCTTGGTCTGTTAGTTTTGTAGCAGTAGTATCGCTACCTCTTGTGTAATCTGACACAGAGATAACGGGTTCTTTGATAATCTTTACAGAGTCTCCGTAAGCAGTGATTTCACCGGCATAGTCGGTGTTAGTAATAGCTTCAATAACAGACGATTTTCTAAAAAAGTTTAAAACCTTTTTAGAGTAAACCGAAGGTAAAAAGAAACTATTATTTTGTCCACTTACAGAGTTTGCAAAGTTAGCATCGGTATCAGTTGAGGGTTCAAAATATTGAGCCATTTGATATTCTCCTAAGTTTGTAAATTAATAGTTAATTATTTTGCAATCCTGCCTTCTTGCATAGCTGTACTTATTTCAGCTTCGTGCTTATCAAATTCAGCCATAGACATTTTTGCAATTTCCCTTTCAGTCCAAACTTTCTCTTGCTTCGGTTCTACACTAGTTGTTTTAGTGGAAACCATGTCAGCAGCAGATTTCTTGGACTGTTTAGAATTTGACTTCTTCGGTGCAACATCCATACCAATATCTTTCTTGAACAAATCTAAAGCTCTTGAAGCTAGATCAGCATCGTCAGCATTATTGTATACCCAATCTTGGATAGACTTTGGCTGCTCTTTAGCCCAACCATGAAAATCATCACTATTGCGAATATCTTCAAAATCAGGATGCTTATCCATCAATCGCTTTTCAGCATCTTTACGAACTAACTCTTTTTCACGTTCTTGTAGTCTTTCAAGCTTCTCTCTTAAGTCTTTAGATTTCTCTTCGGACTGTAAGTGAGAAACAGTTTCTACAACTTCGTAAACATCAGGATACTCTTCTCTAAACTTTTCAAGTTCTTCTGGAGATTTAGGAGCAACGTAGCTTGGTCTGCTGTTAGCAGCTTCTTCTAGTAACTCTTGTTCTCTAGACTTAAATTCATTTAACTTAGAGTCATAATGCTTTTTCAAGTCATCATAGCGTTTCTTGTAGTCTGGTCGCTTGTAAGGTTCGTCTTTTGGAGTCTCCTCTTTAGCTACCTGTTCTACAGGTTCTTCTATGTCAGCTTCCTTTTTTGCTTTGGGCTTTTCGAAAAAAACTCCGTCTGCATCTTGGAAACCTATTTCGTCTTCTGTATGCCAAGGTTTGTTCATGTTGTAAGGATTGGCATTTTCCTCTTGTACTTCTGTAGTCATATTCTTCTCCTACGGGGGCTTCGTTCACAAGGTAGCTCTATGTCGACTAGAGGGCTTGTATGTAAAGGTAGCCTTTCGGTTTATAAAATGATAGGGTGCTTATGACATAAGGTAGCCCTACCGTTAAGTTTGTTTAGCTTTGGACGTGTCTTCCAGTTCGGTTATCAAGCATCATTTTAGATTTAATACTTTTAGATATTTCATCTTCATCTAATAATCCTTTACCACCATTATCTACAGTAGTTTTTACTACTCTGATATCTTGTCTAGATGCAGGTTTTTCAACCGGCATTTCAACAGTTTCTTCTTCTTCTTCAGGTTGACCACCTTCAGCTAAATCTTGTCTTTCATCTGCTTTCATTTCTGCATCTTTCATCTT